CTACCATTCTTGTCCTTTCCCATTCCTTTACTTGCTTATTGTCATAAGCGTATTTATATAACAAAAATTCTCGCCATGTCAATTGCCAAAACTCTTCAATCGTTAAGCCAACCTCCAAAGCGAGAATTAATATTGAATCCCAACTATAAAAACCTAATTTTTTTTTTGACCAGTTGACTTGTCTTCTTTTAATTCTGGAACCATTGAATTTTGCATATAAGTCATAAATTCAACTAATTGTCCATCCTTAGCAGTTAAGCCACCAACTTGATCAATCCAATCGCATACATCGAATTCCTCAAAATCAATAGGCTTCTTTAGGCTCTTATATCCACTCTCGGCGGCAGCTTGTACAATATGTACTATTGTGTCCATATCATACACCCCAGACGATAAAACTTCAATTAGCTGCATTAGATTTTTTTTCTCTAATTCGCAAAATCGTTTCATCGCCCAAGTTCCCCACCTTAAAGGTATTGTTGTTTCTTTAAGTTTTAGTTCAAACATAGTTCTTGTTGTTTTTTATTATGCAGTTTCAGTTTGTGTTAATGGAGGAGTTGTAACTACAAAAGTTGCAGTAAACTTCACATCATCTCCATCATCAGCAGTAACCGCGAAATCAGAAATAAATACAGTACCAGAGTAAGTAATATCTCCAGCCGCTGGACTTGCTTTACCCATCTTCATAGAAAATTCAGTTTTTGCTGCGTGTGCTGCATACAATTGTTGGTAAGAATCTTTACTTGGAGTACCAGTTTCGTCAATCGCAAAACCTTCACAATCAAAAGACTGAGAAAATACTGGACTTGGAGTGTAACTATTGCCAAATTTAGAAGTTGCATCTATTGTGTCGTTAGTTGATGTAAAAGAGTTTGAAGTAAGACAAGCAACTGGTTTGAATGTTGCGTCTCCGTCTATGTCTGCTAATAGGATATAATCTCTACCGCTTACTTTAGTTTCTGCCATTTTATTTAATTTTGAGTTATTATTATGTTATATGTTATAATCGTTCTAAAAACATTATCAATTGGATTTAATCCGTCTAAATTTCTAATACTTCCTACAACTAAAGTAGAACTATAAAAGCCGTTCGCCAATGTTATGTTAGTATCTGAATTTATAGCAGTTAAAACCAAGTTGCTAATTTCTTCAGCTCGTTTATAGCCAAAGTTAGCATTTTTTGTAACAATGTCAACATCAATTGTAACAGAGTTTGTATAACCGCTTTTTCCTTGATCTTGTGATGAAGTTCTTCCAGTCATTACTATATATTCATCTCCAGCTCCGTCTGGTGCAATTCCATCATAAACAGTTAATCCACTTGCACTTGTCAAGTTAGTATAAAACCATTTTTTTATTTCTATGTTAGGATTAAGCATTTAGTAATTTTTTAATTTTATCTATTAATTTTGGCTTTTCAGCTTCATAAGCAGGTATTAAAAAAGGTTGTGGTCTAATACCTTTTTGCAATATTTTAATTGCTAAAAATCGTGCTAATTTTTCGTCTTGTGCTGCTTTTGTAGCTTTACCCCCTAATCTTCTTCCACTTTTAATACTATATGTACCAGCCAATCCTTTTCTTTTTACCCATAATGTTAAAGCTTTAACCATTTCATCAAAGGTTCCACTTTTTCCACCTTTAAATGAAGCAGCATATTGTTCATATCCAGAAGGTATTGATACCTTGCCGCCAGTACCAAATTCAACATACGCTCCATAACTTGCTTGAACTTCTACATAATGTGTTAATTTATCTTTAGATGTTGCGTGTATGCTTTGTCTTAAAGTTCCAAAATTAACTGGTGCATTTCTTTTAGCTTGTTTTTCAATCCTTAAAGCTGAATCAGAAATTTCTTCAGCTAATTCAATACTGATTTTATTTTCAATATCTTGAAGTCTTTTTTCAAGTCTTGGAATTCCTGATAAGTCAATGCCAAATCCCATTATCTATAAATTACAAGTTCGTAAAATCTATGCTGGTTTTCTACATCCTTAATTGAGTGTATCGTATATCTTGAACCCTCAATCTCTACTTCGTAAGTATCAGTAATAGTAACCCCAAAACGAATATAAAGCCTCATTCTTTGGTCAAATTGCAATTCCGACTCATCTATCTCTCTTACCTTGTCATCTGGTCTTAAATCGCCCCAAACGGTGCTTTGATAGGCAAATGTCGTAGTGTACCCACCTTGACCATCGCTTGTGCGAGTTGGTGCGTATAACAAGACTTCTCTTGTCATCGTGTTAGCGTCAATATAAACCGATTTTGCTTTGCCTAATTTCATACTATAAGATTGGGGAAACTCTTGTCCATCTTTGACAAGCCTTCCAAGTTTTATTACAAATTCCAGTGTCAGCGTCTAAACCTCTATTCTCGTAGTCATAGCTTACTTGATCCAAAATAGCTACTTTTAAATCCGTTGGTACAGTTGTATAACCGCTTGTGTATGTAGCTTTTAAGTTAGCGTATTTAGGATAAACCAACTTAGGGAACTTATCGCCAATTAATTGGTAATCAGTACCAGTTACCTCAATTCCGTCTTGCTCCATATCGTACAACTTAAATGAAGCCGTTACTGGACCAAATGGCATTTCAAAATTACCTCCAATATTGTTAAAATAAACTACCATTGCTTTAGGCACTAAGTTTAACCCAGTAGCCATTTCAATAGCTTCCCTCGCTTGTGTTATAAGCGTTGAGAATAAAGTATCTTCCGTTGAAGTGCTAACTCTACAATAAGCCTTAGCTTCCGCAACTGTTACTGGCTCTGTTATTGGAGCGGTTGGAGTTGCCGTAAAGTCGTTAATATAATTTGAGTATGCCATTGTAATCTTTTTACAAATTTACATTAATTATAATAAAAAACCCCACCGATTAAGATGGGGTCTTTATTTTATATAGGTTAGTTATTATACATTACCCATATCTGCGTAGATAGCAGAAGTAGTCAACATTAAGTTGATGTCTTCGTAACACTCAATACGAGCAGTTACTAAGTTCTTTTGGAAGTTATCTCCATTCTCATAAGAGAACTCGATAGCTAAACCTTCAACTTCAACACGCTCTAAGTAGCTTGAATCAAAGATTAATACTTTGTCATCAGTTACCCAAGAAGCAGATACAACTGGAACACCCCAGATTGTGATACCGCCGTTAGGAGATACAATTACAGAACCGTTACCAGCATAGTAACCAGCAGCAACAGTAGCTTTCAATAATCTACCCATTTGAGTTTGAGATACTAAAGCATAAGAAGGAACGAAGTTTGCAGTCTTTTGGTTACCGATGTAATCAATCAATTGTAATAAATCGTTAGTTTCTGCAGTTGTAGTTGAACCAGTTGCAGCACCAGATACAGTAGAGAAGAATGCAGCGTTCTCAGCCTTAAAGAAATCTCTTTGTAACATTCTTGGTAAAGTTTGGGTCATGAAAGGTAAAGACTTCAACATTTGCTTAGAGAAAGTTGAGAAACCAGCTAAGTAGTCGTTTACAACTTTAACTTCAGTTAAAGAGTAGTTGTTCTCACCTTTGTTAGAACCTTCTGTTTGTGCAGCAATGTTATTAGTTTCGCCACTATTCTCACGATAGTAAACATATAAACCGCTTTCGCTTCTTACTGTAGGGATTAAATCTCTAAAGTTGATGCTTTGAGCTGGTTGGATTGCTGGGTTTGGAGCGTAAGACGCTTGTGCATCTCCAGTTAAGTTACCACTTAAAGTCATTGTCTTAACATCTGATAAGTCTAAACGATATTTACCGTTATTCTTTAAAGACTTCTCCATTGCATCGAAATTACCATCTAATTTCTCTAAGATAACTTCATCAATGTGCTTTACTTCTTTCTTAGCAGCTTTCTTTTGTGCAGCTAATTGAGAATCGATTTGTTTTTGTAACTCGTCTTTTACAACAGTTACAGATGCAGCTACTTCTTTAATTTGAGCTTCTGCATTAGCTTGAAAACCTTTAAGGTTCTCTGCCATTTCGTTAATTAAATTTTCCATTTTTACTTTTTAAATAGATTGTTAAAATGTTTGATTGCTTTCAATACTTCTTCGTTACTTTTCTCCTCTACTATTGTTTCAGTCGGCTCAACTGCTTCAGCGGGTTGAGTGATAGTTTCTACAACTTCAAGTTCTAATAACGCAGCTTGTATTTGTTTTATTTGAATCTCCATCAAAGCAAAAGTGTCATCTGTGAACTTGCCACCTCTAAACGCTTTAATCAAGTTTTCTAATCGTAAAGATAATGCTTCTTTATTCTCCTTAAACTCTCCTTTGAAACCTAAAGTTGGAGTTTCTGGATTAGCACCCCATAGAACCGCTGAACCTTCGTACAATTTTAATTCAGTAATTGTTCTAATTCCAGTCTTTTGATCTACTGTGCTTTTTAATGTAGTAAAACCGATTGAGTGTTGGTTGATTAAACCAGCTTCATACAATTTGATTGCATCTTCTCCGCACTCTGTTTCTATCAAGTCAGTTACCGCAACTAACATATCGCCTTCAATGTACAATTCTTTAGGCTTACCTAAAGTATGTGCCATATCTGCTTTATGGTCCACTAAAGACCAAATCATGTTTTTGCCTGCTGGTCCTCTTTCTTTTATAGTCTTTGTGAATGCGTCAGCTACGATTATATCGCCGTCTAAATCCACATTACCAATGCGAGACCAACACGCTTTAACTGTTCTTGTTTCTGGGGTTATGTCCAAAATCATTTCATCGTAACCCTTTTGTTCAATTTTACTCATAAAACAAAGTTATTAATTTTTTTATTATTGTAACGCTTCAGCAATTAAATTACCAATTTCCATTCCTACTACATTTCCAAGCGTTGCCCAGATGAATCCCATATCTCCTTTAGGAGGATTGTTTTGTAGTGTTTTTAGTTTTCCATTTGCATCTCTTTGAGCCTCGAACGCAACAGTACAACGACAATTACAAGTATTAGCAGCACTTGCTCCGCTATCGCAAGGATGCATCATTAATTCAGTATTCCCAATATGTGTTCCGCCTTTTGCTTTTGGACTTGTTGGAACTTTAAATGGTTCGTCAAAGTTTGCCTTAACTCCATCCATAACAAGATGGTCAGCATAACTTGGCGGCATTCTTCTTGTTCTTGCATCTCTTGCCGAAATCCATTCTTTAACAGTTACTAATCCAGTTGCAGTTGCTCCAACCATAGCACCTAAGTTAGCAGCACGACCTGTTTCCGTTCTTGCTATCAACTCGGCTCTAAAATCAGTAATCCCAGCTTGTCTAAGCATTGGGATAAGTTCTTGAATAGATAAGTTTTGTTCAAATCCTTTTTGTAGGTATGCAGCAATTTGATTAGCCGTTGTCTGTGTGATTTCGTCTGCTATTGCTCCAACTCCTTGTCTTTCTAAGAACTGAAGAATTACATAGGCATAAATATCGTTCTGGCTCATCTTTACCTCAAATGGCTCATAAAAGCCTTTTGTAGCCTTTTTAACGGACTTATTTGTATCCTTAGCCATCTTTGTACCCAAAGCGACATGGAGTTGCTTAATTGTCTTAGCAATGCCCTTAGAACTCATTGCAGCATAATCTTGGGTACGGCAAAATGTATCTACTTGCTTTTGTAGTTCTTTTTTGAACTTAGGCGAATAGGTCTTAAGTGCGTTTAAATATAACTTCCTATAATCTTGCCAAATCATTTGTTTGGATTGTATGCCCAGTTCTTTAGAGATATATCCCTTTTAGATGGGCAAGTTTTAGAAACTGGTTCTCCTTGTTCCATATTTTTCATACGGCTAACAAAACTAATCGTTCTATTTGCTGACTTAACTTCGTTTGCACCCCACTCGCTTTTTTTCTTGCTAAGTAAGTTTAAGTTTCTTGTTATTGGTCCTCTGTCTAAAGAAGCTAACTTAGAGCATTCTGTTTCACTCCAAGCCTTTAACTCCGAATAAGACATATTTACAGTATCGTGATACTTAGCATAAACTTCGTCTATTATCTCGGTTAGGTCGGCTTTTAACTCAACCTTTAAATCAAATAAGCTATCAATTAACTCTTGACTATTCATTTGGTAAGTTTAATGGTTGGAAGTCATCAACTGGTTGTAAAGAACTTGGGATATAAAGTTTCTCCATTTCCTCTTCTGGAATATAGTCTGGAATTTCTAACCCCATAATATCCATTTTTTGTTTAGGAGCAATCCACCAAGCCTTGTCTAACCATTCTACTTGTTCGCTTTTATTTGCTTCTAATTCTCCGTAAACTGATGCGTCAAAATCAACATAAATATTCGTTCCTCTATAACCCCAATCAGAGTGCAACTTTCTATTGATGTTATCACGCATTCCGATAAGTAAAGGTAAAGCACATCTTAAAGTCAAAGCCTTTTCGCCCTCTCTTTGGTTATTGTATGTTTTGTTCTCGCTATCGTTTAATAATTGTGCTGGTACTCCGTAAATATTGCAAAGTGCTTTCATATCCCACTTTTCACTCTCAATAATGTCAAGTTCTACGGGACTTAATCCTATTTGTTTCCAATCTACTTTATAACCACTAACGGCAATTGAATTAAAGTTAGCCGCTCCACCTTTCTCGCTTACCGCTCTTTTGAGTGCTTGTGCTTGTTGGCTTCCACTAATTGGATCAAAGCGTTCATCGTTCATAAAAAGAACTCCAGCTGGACCACCATTCTGGAAAGATGCAACCGCCGCAGTCTTTGCTTCGTTGGAACGAGTCAAGTTTCTCGCAGCAGCCATTAACGGAGATTGACCATACAATTGATTTCCAGTAGTATTCCATTGTGGGTTAAAGTATTTGTCTTGTAATATTTCTTGTTTACTAAAATCCCATAAAGGACCATAGTTTAATTGATAACCAGCTATTGTTGGCGGGAATGCCATTGTGTTAGCTATGATGTACATATATTGAGATGGCAATACAAACAACTCATAAGGTTTACCAGTATTAGCACCGCCCTCAATCATTTTAGCGTACACAAAAGAGTTACCAGTGATTAACTTAAAACCTGCCCAAGCCTCAATCAAATCGCTCCAAGTATCTTCTTCGTTAGGGTATTTAAGTAACTCGTTTAATCTTGAATCTCCAGTATATAATTCAAATGCTTTTTTATGAAGATTATTTACTTCCTTCCAGTTTTCAATCTTATCTGGTTGGCTCATTAAAGCCTTGTATTTCTTTGCTGAAACTTCATCAACTACTTTGTAAACATGCCACGGGGCAATCTTTGCTTTATCAGTAATTAGCTTTACAATTGAATAAACTATATCATTCGCTTGATAACCTTCGTTTACAAAACTAATATTATCGCCACCTTGCCAAGTTACTATCCCTTGTTGTATTGCTACTTGTCCGTTAAAAGGTATGTTAGGCAAAATAGTGTTTAGCTTCTGTCTTTTCTTCAAGAAGTCAAATAATCCCATTTGTGTATATTTTAGTCAAAGTTACTTATTTTGTATTAAAATACGCTCACTTGAAATTTAGGAGTGTATTCAAAAACCATTCGCATTGCAAGACAATCGCTAAAGTCTGGAGAACGACCTATTAACGCTTTCACTTTGTCTTTAGGAATAATCCCTTTTTTGCCATCGTTATCAACTGATTTTTGTTTCACTTGTTCTAACTCTTGGATAATCTTTTCTTTGATTGTGCCAGTTGCATTAATGAATATCTTGTTATTGTTTATGTACTCTGCTAACTTGTAATAGCATTGAGACTTAAGGTTGTCAAAGTTTTCCTTTTGTCTTGTATTTGGGTTTTCTAATGGAGAACTATTATTTACAAAGTTCTTGCAACCTGCAATCATATCCGCAACTCCACCGCCAACACCATCGGAATCAACCACAACTTGTGAATTGGGTATTTGAAACTCCGCTTGGAAGCGTTTGATTATTTCAGCCACTTCAACAACCGACTTGCCGTTGTACTGATGTAGCTTAACACGAAAGCCATCCCAGATGCCAATAACAGTACTATCGCTACCAAAACGAGCAACATCACAACTAATATAGCGTGGACCAGTAGGTAAATAGCCGCTATTAAAAGTGTCAAGAATTTTATCATAGTCAATTAAAGTTGATGGATCTGAACTGTATTCCCAATTTCCGAATAATAATCTTTCCTTTGAAACTGTGTCAAGAGTCAAAAGGTTCTCTTTATAGTGTTTTGAAATGTATGGATTATCATCTACTAAAGATGCAATAAATCTTTTATTTTTAGCTATTGTTCCGTCAACTTGTGGTTTATAAAACTCCGAGTAAGTCCAGTTCTTAGCAGGGTTACAAGTATAAAGAATTTTGGGTATTAAATCATTCTCATCCAATTGGTATCTTATCCTTGACTTAATAATATTTCGTGCTTTATCTTCTATCTGATTTGCTTCGTCTATGAAAGCATCTGTTATTTCTAAAGAACCTAATTCGTCAAAGTTTGGATCGGAAGGATATGAATAAAGGTCCTTAAAAAGTATAGTTGAGCCATTAAAAAACTCTATTTGGCTTGTTTGTGCATTGTACTTATAATGCTTACCAGCATCCAATCCTTGCATTTTAGCTACTTGAAAAAATGATATTAAAGTCGTTTCTTTAAGTGTTTTTAATACTGCACGACCTATTAACCCCCTTGTATTTGGATATTTAAGCCTTTGTTTCATTTGCCAATAACACCCTAAAATCGACTTTCCACCCCCAGCGGATCCGCCATAAAGCACCTCATTTGTGGTCTTATCTTCAAGTAAATCTAAAGCTATGGTTTGTTTTATAGATAGTTCCATAAATTAAAAAGTGATAGTCTTTCCTATCAGTCAATATTTAAGTGGTTACCATTTATTCACTTGCAGGGGTAACTCCACGAGACATAAAATGTTTCTACCATTTCAGGCGTCTTCAGTCGTTTAAAAATGCAAGTCCAGATGCTCTTGCTTAAATATATTTTGAGCCAACGAGTAGTTAGGGCAGGATTCGAACCTGCACGAACATATATAAAACGCGTATTATTTGTTCTACCATTTAAGCGTTTGTTTGCGTCTACCATTCCGCCACCTAACTATTTATAAACTCCCAGTATTTCCAATGTATGTTTTTTTCTCTTCCCAAGTGATACTCATTCCACCGCTTACCTCAACTTCGGTAGCTTGTTTTGGCTTACCCTCTAATCTATCAATTACTTCTTGGTATGCTCTTTGGTCGCCCTTTAATGCCTTTGCAATCATTTGCATATCCATTAACTCTAATACTGTAAACTCTTCTTCTTCGCCAGTAATTGGGTTTTTCTTCTTTTGAACTAATTCAAGTAAACGCAAAAGTCTTGTCTTGCTATTTTGTATTCCTTTAGGCTTCCCGTTGGGATTTCTTACTTCGCCTTTCTTAGCTGGTATTAAATTTTGTTCGTTTGCCATATTTTCTAATCAATTTCTAATCAATTACAAAGATACGCCACAATTAGGGCAAATCTTGCCTTTCTTAGTATTATCTATTTTTTCTGGCTCTTCTATCGTAGGAATAAAGAAGTCTAAATTGACATTCCATTCAGCTAAATCGTGCAAATCCCAATCTTCATTAGCCAATAAATCCATATCAAAAACTCCGTAATGTGTATTGTCAATTATAATTAGTTTCTTCTTTTGCTTTTCTGTTAGATTTTCCATTTTTATTACTGGAACATCATTTATGCCTAATTCTAAACACGCCCTATATCTTTGATGACCTGCCAAAATCATATTGTTTTCATCTATTCTAATTGGCATTGCGTTTAATAGAATTGGGTCTTCTTTAATAGAATTAAGAAGTTTCTCGTAATCATTCTTATTAATCTTTCTTGGATTACTTGGGTTAGGTCTTATTTGGTTTATGTCCATTATCTGTTTTTTGTGTCAGTTCTAATAGATGGCAATTGCGTTTTTTCTTTGACTTTTAGGCTTTCAATGCTTAGTTCCTTTCCGCACTTAAAACACGCTACTTTATGGAACTCCAATAAAGACTGCCAAACATAGTCTTCGGTTATTCTACCGCACTTGCATTTATATTCTC